TGTTCGCTCGTAATACGATTATGCCGAACGGTAAAAATCATGGTATGCTTATGTTCCTCGACATGTCTGGTTCTATGGACATGAACATGAAGGGTACGATTGAGCAGTTGGTTACGCTGGCAATGTTTGCTCGTAAGGTTCGCATTCCTTTTGAAGTTTATGGTTTCATTAATAACCAATTTGCTCGCACTGCATTCCCTAAGCATGATCGTGGTTATGAAAATCCTACCACTGGTGCTGGTCTGAACGATCTTCAGATTGCTGATTATAATTTCTTCCTATATCAGTTCCTCGACAGTAGTTGCTCGAGCGCACAGTTTAACAACGCTGTGAAGAAGTTACTGCATCTTGGTAAGGCATATGATAATCGCCGTTCATATGGCAATCAACGGCACTATAAGTACCCTGACCACTTCGGTCTGGGTTCTACTCCTCTTGAAGAATCGATCATTGTTGCCCGTTCGATTGCCGACCAGTTTCGTTCTAAGCATCGTCTAGAAGTTCTATCAACTGTGTTCCTAACTGATGGTGATGGTGACAATAATTTCACTACGAATTCGAAAAGTTATTATGGTCACAGCAATCTGACTGTTGAAGATTCTAAGACCCGTAAGTCGGTTACGGTGAAGTATGATTCCAATACACGTGGTCGTACTGCTTTTTCGACTGCGCTTCTCGAACTCTACGGCAAGGTTACTGGTTCAAGAGTTATCAACTTCTTCATTCTGACATACAGTGAGCGACATACTGCTCGTAATATGTTCAACGATGACTACAATTTCGACCATAAGTGGAGAGCAGAATGGATCAAGGATCGTGTTTTCACTCTCGAAAATCACGGTGGTTTTCACAATCGCTTCCTCGTTCCTGGTGGTAAGAACCTTCAGATCGGTGCTGACACTCTGACGGTTGATAGTGAGAATACGAAGCAAATCTTCCAGGCATTTAAGAAAATGCAGAACGGAAAGCAAGCGAGTCGTGTTCTGCTGACCAAAATGATTCGGGCAGTCGCCTAATGTTTGGAGGAAATTCTATGTTGGAATGGTTTAAGTCTAAGATGCAATGGTTAGGAGGAAAATCTGTGTTGGAACTAATTGGTTTGTTGGTGGTTATGGTCATCACATTTTATGTCTTTGGTGTCGTGTTTTTGCTCGCACTCTCGCTATGGCCACTGTGGTTGATCCTGTTTATTATTTACGTATATCGCAAAAATAGGGCTTGACTTTTGCCACGTTTTAGGGTAGAATGAAATATAATGATTGATAAGGAAAATTTTATTATGGTTGATTTCCCCTCTGAACTTGAAACTCTCGTCTACCTTAAATGGTCGCCTAATGAAAATGGTGTCCTTCGTGCTGTGTACCCTAACGGTGCTGGGTTTATCCTCCTTCGTGGTGAAACCGTTGAATATTATGATTTCTGTAATGACGGTTCTCATGAACTGGTTGAGTCGCGTGAATTGATTATTTCTAAATAATAGGCTTGACTTTTATACCGTTCTGCGGTATATTAATTATATTGATGATGTGAAGGTGAAAAATAATGAATCGTGATGCTTTGGTTGAATACCTTTCTGCCCGTAATAATAATAACGGAATTTTCCGCACCCGTGATCTTGTTGAAGCATCTGATGCTTTGGGTCAGCGGTATCCGTTTTGGTTGGCGACTGATGAGCGTCGTGTAAAACGTGGCACTTATGACCTCTCTCCTCTGATGCTGGGTAACGTTGTCCCGATGCCTGTTCGCGAAACAGCGAAGATTGTCATCGCTCCCAAGTTAGAAGTTCTCATTGAGAACCTCGTTCCTTCGGTCGACAAGACCTATGTTCCGTTCGGTTTCTATAAGGATCTGATTAAGATCCTGAGCGCTGGTGTGTTTTATCCGACGTTCGTCTCTGGTCTGTCGGGTAACGGTAAGACCACTATGATTGAACAGGCATGCGCTAAGTTGAAGCGTGAATGCATTCGTGTTAACATCTCTATCGAAACCGACGAAGACGATCTTATCGGCGGTAACACTCTGATCGACGGTAACGTAGTTTACCGCGAAGGTCCAGTTCTGACCGCCATGAAGCGTGGCGCTGTCCTTATCCTCGACGAAATCGACCGTGGTTCGAACAAGATGATGTGCCTTCAAGCAATCCTTGAGGGTAAACCATACTTCAACAAGAAAACTGGTGAGACGATTTACCCCAAGGCAGGGTTCAACGTGATCGCGACTGCTAACACCAAGGGTCGTGGGTCTGACGATGGCAAGTTTATGTCTGCCCAGATTCTTGACGATGCGTTCCTTGAGCGTTTTGCCATCACCGTTGAGCAGGAATATCCTTCTGCCAAGATCGAAAAGAAGATCGTGATGAACAAGATGGAAAAGGCAGGAAAGGTTGACGAAGAATTCGCTGACAAACTGACCACGTGGGCAGAAATTATTCGTAAGACTTTCTATGATGGTGGTGTTGACGAACTGGTTTCCACTCGTCGCCTTGAGCACATCGTCAATGCCTACGCGATGTTTGGCGACCGTTCTAAGGCAATCCAGTTGTGCGTCAACCGTTTTGACGCCGATACTAAGGCAGCGTTCCTCGACCTCTATAGCAAGGTTGACGTGAATGCCGACCCTGTCGCTGAAACGACTGACAACAATGATTCCTACTTTGACCAAACTGAAGAAATGCCATTTTAAGGAGAAAATATGACAACCGAATACAGATATAATGAAGGTGATCTGCTTCGGCAGATCACTGACTACGTAGATTCCACATATGATGGACACTACTCCCAGAATCAATATCAGGCAACTGAGTTTATCATCGACGGTGGTCATGGTATAGGGTTCACTGTCGGGAATATTCTGAAGTATGCTCAGCGTTACGGTCACAAGGGATCTCCCGAAGACTGGCGCAATGATCTGATGAAGGTTATTCATTATGCGATCATTGCTTTACACGTGCATGACCAAGAATATGAAGACTATGATGACAGCGAACTTGATGATTTCGACGATCATCTGCCTCCTTGGCGAGTAGAGTTTGAAGATGCAGATCCTCTTAGCGATGTTGACAATTCTAATTTTATTCAATCTGAAGGGTTGACTCTTAAGACGACTCTGGGAACAGGCGAATGGAACTATACTGGTATGGGAAGTGCAACAAATACCTTGACTTTCTTTAACAATGACACTATAACTAATGGTGGGACTATTACGTTACCACCTCTCAAAACAACTCTGAATATTAAGGACTAATATATTATGAAGATCTCTAACGAAACTCTCGCTGTTCTAAAGAACTTTGCCTCGATTAATACGAACATTGTCGTTCGCGAAGGTTCAGTTCTTGCGACCGTGAGTGAAGGTAAGAACATTCTGACTCTTGCCACTGTATCCGAATCATTCCCTCGCGAATTCGCAGTGTATGATCTGCCTAATCTCCTCGCTCTTCTCAGCATCTGGGATGAACAAGACATCGATTTTGAAGAGTCGAGCATGTTCCTTCGCAAGGACAAGTCAGAATTCGAGTATGGTTATGCTGATCCCTCGGTTGTTACTGCTGCTCCGTATAAGACTCTCGAGATTGATCCGTTCTTCACCTTCAAGATGACTTCTGCTGAAATCGGTATGGTTCAGAAGGCAGCGTCCATTCTTTCTGCTCCGACGATGAGCGTTGTCTCAAAGGGTGGTAAGGTAACTCTGACTGTTAGTGACCCTGCTAATCCTCGTGCGAATGCATTCCGTCGCGAACTCGACAATAATGCAGATGGTGACTTTGATTGCCGACTGAAGGTTGAGAATCTGAAGGTTATTGCTGATGACTATGAGGTAACACTCGGAAAGAAGAAGGCAATGCACTTTAACAACCTGACCAAGAAGTTGGAATACTGGTTGGCAATGGAACCCTCGTCGGTCGTATAAGGATAAGAACATGCAAAAATTAGAAATTACTTTCAATGCGCGAGTTCCATATGATGCTGATGAAACTGGTCGAGCAACCTCTATTGAATTTACTACGGGTAGTGTCGATGAAGTCATCCGTCAGTTTAATAAGTTCCTGATTCTCAATGATTGGGATGTTCAAGTGGAGAATCCAAGTGCATGATAATCTACCAACAGTTGTTCCGAGTGTAGTCTTTAAGACTCGCGTTCGAGACGAATCCATCGAGGGTGATAATCCTTATCGCTGGGAAGATGTAACATCGTTCGATCTGTTTGCAGGCAAACGTGTTATTCTATTTTCGCTTCCTGGAGCATTCACTCCTACTTGCTCGACATACCAACTTCCTGGATTCGACGAACTGGCGATGCGTTTTTACTCTTATGGTATCGACGATATCTACTGCCTATCAGTTAATGACTCGTTTGTGATGAATAAGTGGGCAGAGTCGCAAAACCTTGAGTACGTTAAGGTTATCCCTGATGGTTCTGCAGAGTTTACTCGTGGTATGGAAATGGCGGTTTACAAGGATAATCTTGGATTCGGTGTTCGTTCTTGGCGTTATGCAGTTATTGTAGACAATGGTAAGATCGAAAAGTGGTTTATCGAACCTGGAAAAGAAGATGACTGTGAGACTGATCCGTATGGCGAGACTGATTCAACGACTATCTTGCATTGGTTGCAAGCGAATTCTTAATTGAGTTGTTATTGGGTGGTGGTCGAACTGCCACTCAATTTTTTTATTATGGAGATTATTATGAGCAATGAACAGTTCCTGTGGGTCGAGAAGTATCGCCCTCGTAAGTTGGATGACTGTATCCTACCAGATGCACAATTGAATACCTTCCGCCAGTTTGTTGAATCTGGTGAAATTCCTAACATGCTTCTCTGTGGTTCTGCGGGTGTTGGTAAGACTACCATCGCTCGTGCAGTCTGTGAAGAACTTGGGTGTGATTATATTATCATCAACGGTTCTGATGAGCGAAATATTGAAACACTAAGAGTTAAGATTACAGAGTTTGCTTCTTCGGTTTCTTTCAACGGTAAACCTAAGATCGTAATTCTTGATGAGGCAGATTACCTCAACCCAAACTCAACGCAACCTGCGCTTCGTGCGTTCATAGAACAATACTCAAACAACTGCCGATTTATCTTTACCTGTAATCTCAAGGATAAGATTATCTCTCCTCTGCATAGTCGTTGTGCAGTCATCGAATTTAAACTTACCAAGGCAGACCGTCCGAAGATGGCAGGTCGTTTCATGAAGCGATTGACCGACATTCTTCGTGGAGAAAATGTCACCTTTGATGAGAAGGTGGTTGCCCATGTTCTCAAGAAGCACTTCCCAGATTATCGTCGTGTCTTGAACGAACTGCAACGCTATAGTGTTGGCGGCACCATTGACGAGGGTGTTCTTAATACTACTCGCGATCTTGATATGAAAAGTCTGCTGACGTATCTTCAAGGTAAAGATTGGGCGAAGATGCGTGCTTGGGTCGTTGATAATATGGATAGTGATCCTAATGCGATCATTCGTAAGATCTATGACAGTTATCTTGATGAGTTTAAAAATATTTCTACCATTATTCTTCTTCTCGCAGATTATCAATACAAGTCAGCATTCTCGGTCGATCAGGAAATTAATCTGGTTGCATGTTTGACTGAAATTATGGCAACTGCGGTGTGGAAATGACAGAAGCAATCCTAGAAGGTTTGGGTGAACCTACTAAGATTTACAATGCAGAAGATTATGTTGAGAAGGTTGCTAAGATAAGCCCATTTGCGTTTGTTAAGAATATCAATCAACAAAAGAATCTTATTGTAGATGAGCGATCGGAGAAACAATACAACCCATATATTATTAATCGAGCACTTTCACTAGATCGAGAGACTATCGTCCAAGCAAACGAGATGAATTCTCGACCCCACCTAGAGCATGCTCTACAGAATGCATTTCTTATAAATACTATTAGGGCAAAAAACCGTTGGAATGAATGGTTAAAACCTAAAATGAATGCTGATGTAGAGTTGATCAAAGAGTATTATGGTTATAGCAATGTAAAGGCTCGCCAAGCACTCGCAATTCTCTCTGAAGAACAAAAACAATACATAAAAGAGAAATTGTATAAAGGTGGTACTAAATGACTGAAGATTTTTTCGACATTAACTTTCCTGGGTATGCTCCACTAGAGATAACTCTTAAAACTCCCGATGACTTTCTAAAGGTTCGCGAAACTCTTTCGCGTATTGGTGTAGCATCGCGGAAGGAAAAGACTCTTTTCCAGTCCTGTCATATTCTACACAAACAAGGCAGATACTTCATTGTTCACTTTAAAGAACTCTTTGCTCTAGATGGTAAGGGTGCTGACTTTAGCGACAATGACCTAGAACGTAGAAACACTATTGCCAAGTTACTTGGTGATTGGGGACTTGTAGATATTAAGAATCCAGAACTACACGAAAACTGTGCACCACTAAATCAAATTAAGATTATCGCGCACAAAGAAAAGAATGAGTGGGAACTGGTTCAAAAATATAATATTGGTGCAAAAAGAAATTAAAAACTATTGACTTTTCTTCTAAATTGTAGTATAAATAGAGTGTGCCATGCTTCGGATGGCACACTTTTTTAAACTCGCTTAATAGGAGCAAAATATGAAATTTAATACAACTAATTTAGCAGACTTCGACCGTTATTTTGTTGGCGCTGATCGCGTCATGAAACGGTTAGCAGATATTGCTGATCAATCGGCGCTGATGATGCCAATTAAATATCCTCCATACAATATCAAGAAAGTCGATGAAGATCGCTACGTAATCGAACTGGCAGTTGCTGGTTTCGGTAAAGCGGACATTGATATTCAATTGCAAGAGGGTATGCTAAGCATCCAAGGAAAGTGCGATTCATCTGAGTCTACTGAATATCTCTACAAGGGAATTGCAGAGCGAGGATTCAAACGTGAATTCACTCTAGCAGATAACGTAGAAGTAAAGAGTTCTTCTCTGGTTAATGGTATGCTGAAGATTTGGTTGGAAGCATTTATTCCAGAAGAAAAGAAAGCAAAGAAAATCGACATCACTGATGAGGATAGTGAGTATCCATCGCAGGCTGCCGAATTCTTAGCAGAAGGTAAAACTAAGTAATCTTAATCTAAATAATGAAAGTATAAAGTATGTCCAATGTCAAGTGTGTTAAGTTGATCAGTGGGGATGAAATCATTGCAGATGTTTCTGAGTTTGATGATGGAAACCTTGTTGTTCTCAGTAAACCTCTACTAATTATGATGGTTCCCCAAGGTCAAAATAACCAGTTTGGCATTGGACTTGCTCCATTCTGCCCCTATGCTAAGGACGGTATTGTTCCTGTTCGTGGTGGTGCAATTGTTTCAATTTTTGACCCAGAAGTTGGTATGCTCAATGAGTATAATACTCGGTATGGTTCGGGTCTAGTCGTTCCAGAAAGCAAAATCATTATATGAAACCATTAATTGCTGCTCTATTTCTGTTCGCTCTGCCGACTGCTGCTAATGCGTCCCCGTGTGATCAGTTCTATCCGAATGGCAAAGAAATCGTAGTACCAAATACTACGGTTCTCTGTAATTCTTTCTATGCAATTGTTTACGACGATGCTCGCAACGCAAACGTTTTCTCAACTGAGATTGCACAGGAACGAGTAAAGAAAACTCCACGTACTGACGACTTCCGTCCAGATAAGCGCATTGCTGACTCGCCAACTCATGCTGATTATACCAACTCTGGTTACGATCGTGGACACATGGTTCCTGCTGCAAATGCAGATGATCCAAAAGAAATGTCAGACACTTTCCTGATGACTAACATGACACCACAGTTGCCTTCGGTCAACCGTATTGCATGGAAGAATCTTGAGGAGCGTGTTCGTTCGGTTCCCTTCAAGTGGGTTGTGACTGGTGCATATTACTCTAAGAATCCAACGTTGGTTGGTAAGAGTAAAGTTCCAGTTCCAGACTTTCTTTATAAGGTTGCATTTTTCGAGAGTGGAAATATTGCAGTCTATATCGTAGACAATCTCGTTCCCAAGTCACAGGTTTCAACAATGAAACTGGAAGAACTAGAAGCAAAGATTGGATATAAACTTCGCTAAATCCCTTTACTTTATGATGTTTTTATGGTATAATATAATTTGATTGATGAGGGATTTACATGAAATTTTATACATGCGCACACCAATATGGTTCTAAGGTTTTAGTCCGAGGAATACATAATGGTGTGCGTTTTATTAAGAGGGAAGACTTCTCCCCGACACTGTATGTGAAGTCGAAAGAACCCAGCAAGTTTAAGTCTCTATATGGAGAGGACTTACAACCTGTAGAATTTGCTGACAACAATGAAGCAAAAGACTTTGTTAAGACCTATGGTGAGGTAGAGAACTTCCCGATCTATGGGCAGACTAATTATGGGTATCAATATATTACCCATACCTATCCTGGAGAAATCCTCTGGGATATTACTCAACTAAACATTCAGACAATCGATATTGAAACTTCTGCCGAACAGGGGTTTCCTGATGTTCAAAATCCCATAGAAGAAGTTCTCCTGATCACAGTCAAGAATCTTAATACTCGGCAGATTATCACGTTCGGTTGTGGTAATTTTGATGACAAGTGTGAGGAAGTCGAGAACCTTCGCGCCCAAGGCAACAAGTTTCTGTATGTCAAGTGCGATAATGAGCGTGATCTCCTCGAGACGTTCATTCGTTTCTACTCTGAGAATTATCCTGACATCATTACAGGTTGGAACTGCGAACTATTCGATATCGCGTATCTAATCTCTCGAGTTGAACGATTGTTCTGCTCTGAAGATGATACAACCATGAAGAAGAAGTTCTCTCCATGGGGACTTGTTCGTCGTAAGAACATAACGATTATGGGTCGCGAGCATGTTTCATATGACATCACTGGTGTTGCCATCATTGACTATCTTGATCTCTACAAGAAGTTTACATATGTTCGTCGGGAGAATTATAAACTTGACTACATCGGTGAGGTCGAGTTAGATCTCAAGAAGATGGAAAACCCATATGACTCCTTCCGAGAATTCTATAGTAAGGATTGGCAGAAATTTGTAGAGTATAACATTCGAGACGTTGAGATCGTTGATGCGCTTGAGCGCAAAATGAAACTGATTGAACTTGTGCTCACAATGGCGTACGATGGTAAGTGCAATTATACGGATGTTTTCTCTCAGGTTCGCACGTGGGATTGTATCATTTACAATCACCTTCATGATTTAAATATTCAGATTCCCCAGAAAAAAGAGAGTCGTGGACGACAGATTGAAGGTGCATATGTCCAGGAACCAAAACCTGGACAGTACGATTGGGTTGTTTCTTTTGATGCGACCTCTCTGTATCCGTCAATTATTATGCAGTACAACCAATCACCCGAGACTATTGTTCCGAATGCAACAAAAGATACAACGGTGAAAGGATTGCTCGGTCAAAAGTATGACCTCGATGATCTCAAGGATGCTGATCATTGCATGACTGCGAATGGTTATTGCTTCACTCGTAAAAAGATGGGAATGTTTCCTGAGATTGTTCAGAAGTTCTTTGATGACCGTCAACGCTATAAGAAGTTGATGATTATCGCACAGAAAGAATATGAACAAACTAAGAATCCTAAACTGAAGAATGACATCTCTAAGTATAATAACTTTCAGATGGCAAGAAAGATTCAATTGAACTCGCTGTTCGGTGCGTTGGCAAATGAATATTTCCGTTATTATGATTCCCGTATTGCCGAGGGTATCACGATGACTGGTCAGTATATTATTCAGAAAGTCGGCACAGCACTTGATGTTTATCTTAATAAGGTCGTAGGTACAAATGGACACAACTACTCTTTCTACAGTGATACTGATTCTTGTTATATTTCCTTGGACCCTCTTGTTCGTAAGTTTTATGGCAATCTATCACGTGATAAACTCATTGATGTTCTCGATAAAATCTGCGAAGAGAAAATCACAGAGGCAATCAACCAGAGTTGTGATCAACTTGCAGACTACACGAACGCATTTCAGAAGAAAATTATATTCAAACGTGAGGCAATCGCGGAACGTGGTCTCTGGGTTGCGAAGAAAAGGTATGCACTTAACGTCTATGACAACGAGGGTGTCCGATACAAAGAACCAAAACTCAAAGTTATGGGTCTCGAAATTGTTCGTTCCTCGACTCCAGCACCTGTTCGCGAGAGTCTCAAGGAAGCAGTAAGACTGGCATTGACAACTGACGAGAAAACTCTACAGAGTTTTATTGAGCATACTCGTATGATGTTTAACAAGTTTGAACCAGAGCAAATCGCATTTCCTCGTGGCGTAAATGGACTGATGAAGTATACTTCTGGTGCAGACATCTATTCCAAGGGAACACCGATACATGTTCGAGGTGCGTTGATGTATAACCATCTGTTGCGTAAGAATAAATTAGATAAGAAATATGAAGTAATTCAAGAGGGAGAAAAGATTAAGTTTCTTTACTTGAAAGAACCCAATCACATTCGTGAGAATTGTATTGCATTCGTTGGAAAGATTCCAAAAGAGCTTGACATTCATCGTTATGTAGATTATAATACAATGTTCGAGAAGAGTTTCTTGGAACCAATTAAACAAATTATTGAAGGTCTTGGTTGGAAAACCGAAGTAACCGCATCATTGGAGGATTTATTTGCATGAGTGAGTTAATTGATAGAATTAAGAAGAACAGCACAATTAAAGAGACTAATGTTCTCTCTCAAAGTAAGTTGTTCAGTACGAAGGATCTAATTCAAACTGCAGTTCCTGCATTGAACGTAGCACTTTCGGGTAAGTTGGACGGTGGTTTGACACCAGGATTGACCATCTTCGCTGGTCCATCTAAGCACTTCAAGACAGCGTTTGCTATGATGCTTCTAAAGAGTTTCCTAGATAAGTATGAGGATGGTGTTGTTCTGTTCTATGACTCGGAGTTTGGTGCACCACAGTCTTACTTTGAGAACTTTGGTATTGATACCAACAAGATTATTCATACACCGATCACCGACATTGAGCAGTTGAAGCACGATATTATGAAGCAAGTCAACGAACTTGAGCGTAAGGATCGTGTCATGATTGTTGTAGACTCTGTTGGTAACTTGGCATCTAAGAAAGAAGTCGATGATGCTCTCGATGGTAAGTCGGTTGCTGATATGACTCGTGCCAAACAGATGAAGTCACTGTTCCGTATGATTACGCCACATCTTACCATCAAGGATATTCCTATGGTCGTGGTCAATCACACTTATATGGAAATCGGTATGTTCCCCAAGGCAATCGTCTCTGGTGGTACTGGTATCTACTACTCTGCTGATAACATTTTTATCATTGGTCGCCAGCAAGAGAAGCAAGGCACTGAGGTAGTTGGTTACAACTTTATTATCAACGTTGAGAAGTCTCGCTTCGTCCGAGAAAAGAGCAAGATCCCAATTGAAGTTACCTTTGAGGGTGGTATCAGTAAGTGGTCTGGTCTGCTCGACATGGCGCTTGAGTCGGGTCACGTGATTAAACCAAGCAATGGTTGGTATCAACGAGTTGATGAAGAAAAGAAGTATCGTCTTGGTGATACTTACAACAAGGAATTTTGGTTGCCAGTCTTGACTGATCCGACATTCGGTACATGGATTGAGTCGCGGTATCGCATGGCAGGTGGACAAATGATGGAGAATGAAAATGTGGCAATTTCTGATGAAGATATTTCGGAAGACTACGAAAACGTGTGATCATTGTGGGTGTGGCATCCATCCTACGAAAGATGCTGCACTCTGTCTTCATGGTGAAGAGAATGGTGTTCCATTCCAGACATACATTTGCGAACCATGCTGTCAGAAAATTTGTAATGAACAAGAACCCCAATTGGAGGATATAAACATTGTCGAAGAAGATTGAGACAATAATTCTAAGTAAGATGTTCTCAGACGAGGACTATACTCGTAAGATCATTCCTTTCTTGCGTGATGAATATTTCCATGATAGTTCTGAGCGTAAATTATTCAACTACATGAATGCGTTTATTGTCAAGTATAATTCTCTTCCGACTATCGAGGCAATTGAGATTGCCGCACAAAATGATACTACTGTAAATGAAAACGAGTTTAAGAATCTAAACGAGAAATTAACTCAAATGGATTCAGATCTCGAAGTTAATTCTAAGTGGTTGCTCGAAGAGACTGAGAAGTTTTGTAAGGATAAGGCAGTTTACAATGCAATCATGAAATCAATTCAGATTATTGATGGTGCTGATAAGAACCATTCGCAGGATGGTATCCCTTCTATCTTACAAGAAGCACTGGGAATTTGTTTCGACAATAACGTTGGACATGATTACCTAGATAATTCTGACTCTCGATTTGAATTTTACCACCGTAAAGAAAACAAACTACCATTCGATCTTGAAATGTTCAATAAGATTACTGATGGTGGACTTCCCAACAAGACTCTGAACATCGCACTTGCTGGCACTGGTGTAGGTAAGTCTTTGTTCATGTGTCACGTGGCAGCAGGAGCATTGGCACAGGGTAAGAATGTTCTTTATATCACTCTAGAAATGAGCGAAGAAAAGATTGCCGAACGTATCGATGCAAACATGATGAATGTAAACATCGGTGAGTTGAAGGATCTTTCTAAGTCTATGTTTGACAATCGTATCGAGAAGATTCGAAACAAGACTGAGGGTAAGTTAATTGTCAAGGAATATCCCACTGCCAGTGCGCACGTTGGGCATTTCAAAGCACTGCTAAATGAATTGGGGTTGAAGCGCAACTTTGCTCCAGATATTGTGTTTGTCGATTACCTTAATATCTGTGCGTCGAGTAGGTTCAAACCAGGAGCAGGTGTAAACTCTTATACATATGTGAAAGCGATTGCTGAAGAACTTCGTGGATTTGCAGTTGAGTTTGATCTTCCTGTTATGTCTGCCACCCAAACAACTCGTGGTGGTTATGCTAACAGCGATGTCGACATTACTGACACTTCCGAGTCTTTCGGTCTGCCAGCAACTGCTGACTTGATGTTTGCTCTAATCTCGACTGAAGAACTTGAGAAGATGGGGCAACTGATGGTCAAGCAGTTGAAAAATCGATACAATGATCCAGGACTAAATAAGAGGTTCATGGTTGGTATCGATCGTGGTAAGATGCGTCTGTATGATCTAGAAGAATCTGCCCAGAAGGGTATTATGGGTTCGGGTCAAGATGATCTGCCAGTGTTTGAGAAAACCACTATCGGTCAACGTCAACGAGATATGTCAAAGTTTAACTTCTAATGAATTTTATCGAATCATACCCTAATGCTCTAAGCATCGAAAAGTGTCAGCAAATCTGTGATACGATGGACGAAATTATCTCTCGTCCAGATCCAGGTTCTGCCTGTATTCTGTCTGATGATTCTTCTCGAACAGATTGGAACATCTTTACTGGCAGATATGGTTCTTTGAAATCATCAGAGGATTATGTTATTGATGCTGTCCATGCTGGTTGGAGAAAATACAACAAGAAATATGGTGCTGGCAGTCGAGCATTTTTAGAACTGTTTACTCCTGGATGGAAGTTCCAGAGATCAGAAACTGGTGGTGGGTTCCACGCTTGGCATTCTGAACAGGGTTCTGGGAATAATCGAGGCAGGTTTGGTGTTTGGATGTTGTATCTAAACACTGTAGAAGAAGGTGGTAAGACTGAGTTTAAACACCAAGATCTGGCAGTTAAACCAGAGGCAGGAACTTTGCTTATTTGGCCTGCTGCATACACGCATGTTCACCGTGCTGCACGTGATCTTGTTGGGCATAAGTATATCGCTACTGGGTGGTTTGAATATCCAGAAAGAGTAGATGTTCGATAAAAAACACTTGACTTTTTATGAATGATATAGTATAACTAATTATTGACTTGGTGCCATAGCTCAGCTGGATAGAGCAAGAGCCTTCTAAGCTCTAGGTCGTAGGTTCGAATCCTACTGGTATCGCCATTTTTTAAGGAATGAATATGACTGAAGTAACTAATGAAGAACTAAATCTCAAGTTGGTCGTAACGACCTCTCTTTGGGCAAACTCCGCGACTGATGATATGCCGCTTTGGAAAACGGTTGGTGCCAAAGAATATGTCATTGCTCGGTTCACCGCTGAACCAACCCTCGAAGATCTCGGCAAGGCATGTGAATCAAAACGTCACCTGATTGAAACTCATACTAAGCAGTTCCACGAAACTCTTTCTGGTTGGCAGTTGTATCTGGATCAGAATCTTACTCACAACGAGTATCTTCAGTATAGTCTGACAGAGCAGGTTGAGTTTCCTGCTATCGATCTGACCGAAGTTGATGCTACTGAGGAACTAAAACAGATTGTTGGATGAACAAATTTACAATAATCCATACCTACTATAACGACCGAACACTTCTCGAGACTCAAATCGAGAGGTGGAAGGTGTATAACACCCCGATCAAGATTATCCTAATCGACGATGGATCCCAAGAGGTTCCCGCCGAGGAAGTCTTTCGGGGTGTTACATTTTCAGACAACATAGATCTTTCAGTATATAAAGTCACCAAGGATATTGGGTTCAATAGTCATGGTTGCCGCAATCTTGGTGCTATGCTTGCCGATACTGAGTGGTTGTTGTTCTTGGACATCGATTACACACTTCAACCCTCCGAACTGCACAGATTACAAAAAGAAGAACTTGATCCTCTGAAATTGTATGAGATTAATGCTCGCTACAAAGGTCGCGGCGATCCCTATGTTGCACTCAATCAGTTTGTTATCTCAAAGAAACTGTTTGTGGAATCTGAGGGGTATGATGAATCGTGGGTTCCATTCCATTATGGTGATCGAGAATTCCTGGGCAGACTTGCTGATATAAGCGAAAAAGTAAATCTTGAGTGGGTAAATCTAACTTGTCGTCGTGGTGGTAGAAAAGGAATCATTGATGATACTGCTATCATTCCAGTATATGATGACGAGAAAATGGTATTCTATACCAGAAAATTTGATCCAGATACAATAGAAAGAGTTCCATCTCGTATAAACTTCCCTTGGAAAAAAGTGTTTTAATAAATACTAATGGTGATTGCCTACCGATTACCAACGGTGTACCCGTAGTAAACACATTCTCTTAGCGAGAAAACATAGTAAAAGTCGGAGTAACGTAGGCATTTTTATTATAAATAGAGAGATACTATTGAACGGGAATCCCATGTTATCATTTACTCAATATCTCTCTGAAGCATCTATTAGGCAGGGTTTACCGCACCTGCATTCATCACCCACACCTGCAGGTGGTCAAACTCCCTCATTGTCTACGGATGAGTTCGAGAAAACCACTAAGGGTGGTAAAGTCCATATCCATCATGTAACTGAAAAGACCGATGGTCAAACGTTTAAGTTTGGGCACGATGAACAGGGATTCTACACTCAGCACTCAGGTTCTGGTAGCGATCGAATCAGAACTGGTGCAGGACATATTGAACGAGCAAAACGTAGAGCATCTGAGACTGGTAAGGAATATGATCCTACTGGTCCAACAGCAATGTCTAAGTTCCATGATGCTCTTCACTCAAACAGTGCACTACAAAATCATCTAGCGAAACATTACGAGAAGCACGGCGAAGTTGCTGTCAGCGGTGAAGCATTTAATCGCTCGCTCGCTCGTCCTGGAGACAAGAAAGATGAAGTGAAATTTGTTCACACTTCCTATTCAACAAAGGGATTGGGTAAACAAGGTGCATTTATTATTCACTCTAGGATGCCAACGAATCAGCAACACGATCCTGAACACTTTAAGAACAATTTGTCAGATGATAATATTAAATTCGATCATGATATTATTAAGCACACGCCATCACATGTCGATGTTAAAGATGAAGTAGCAGATTTTCATAAACTCGATCATGGGTTGATTAATACCAGAACAGTTCCCAAGAACAAACAAGCAAAACTCGCCGAGATTGAAAAGTTTAATAACATCAAAAAGCGTGTCAGTGCTAAGGTTTCTACACACCTTGGAGAAAAGAAAATCAAGAACAAATTTGGATCTGGTACTGAGGGACTGGTTGTTCACCCATCAGACGCTAATCCAGAAGCGACTCGTTTCAAGGCAATCAATCCTAAATTCAAAGAAGCGAAGTCTTCATCTAATCTATCGTTTGGGAAAAAATAATGAAAAGTTTTAAGTTCTTTCTAAACGAAGGTGGAAACATTAAAGTTGGTCCAAAGGGGCAAGAAACTTCTGCTGCTCCATTCCCAATTCAACATGATACCAGAGCAGCACGTAGAACAGATGTTCACACAGCGCTGAGTAAGATTCACGATGCGTTTCATAAAGAACATGGCGAGCATCTATTTGGTGCCGATAAAGAAAAACTAAAAACAGGTCATGTCTATTCAGGTTCTTCGCGTGATTTTATGGGAAACCATATTGACGACCACGAATTTGCCAGATATAAACCACATGTCGGCGATGTCGACGTTCAGGTCAGTCATGATCATAAAGACAAAATAGCATCAACTCTTGCAACAGGTAAAAAGTTTGGTAACTATACCGTCGCTGGAACTAAAAAGCACGGTAACGAAATCTCTGCAGTAATGCGCCACGAGAATGGTGAGCACCATCAATTTGATTTTGAGGGTGTTCATAATCCTGGATCTGAAACTGATAGGTTCCTTCATTCTTCTAGTTGGGAAGATACCAAAGCAGGTATTAAAGGTGTGCATCACAAGATGCTTATCAATGCAGCGGCAGGGTCAACGCATAAGTTTTCTATCTCACATGGTCTGCGTTCTAGATCAGATGAAAATGATGTTGGTGTTCAGCATCCAGATGAGATATCGAAACAACTATTTGGTGCTACTGCAGACCACAAAAAGATTGATTCATTTAAGGGTGTGGCAGAATTAATCAAGAAGCATATTCCAAAGTCACAACACCAAGAAATATATGACAAATTTAAAGCAGGTGTTGCTACCAAGAAAGGTATGGACCACGGTTCTGCTCTTGAGCATCTGCGAACTCACCTTGGTGTTAGCGATCGTGCCAACGAGTCATACATTGAGGAAGAAGCAGAACAACATGCTCATGTAGCATTTATGGGTGCATCCCCTCATACACATATGGGTCATCATATTGATGTTGTTGGTGGAATGGGCGCTGGTAAGAAGCATGTTGGTTTGTCTGGTAAGTCAGATGTGTTTTCTGATAAAGAAAGAGAACATATTGCTAATAAACAGTCAAACGGTGCTGCTGAATTCAAGGTCGAAAAGTCTGCTGGTCAAACGGTAGGTCGTGCATTTCATTCGTTGAGTGGTCCAAAGAAAGTATTACATCTTCACTTCGGACACGATCGTAAGGAAATGGCAGAGCGTTTAAAGAATTCGATTGAAACTGGAAAGATTCCGGAACTGAATGGTGAGAAACCACATAGAGTAGAAATACACTACCCGAAAGATGAAAACCGTTCACACGGTATGTCAGGAACAAAGATGCGCAACGCAGCAGCATCGGGTGATGAAAAGACATACAAACACCACCTCGGTTCTAACTTCTCTGATGCAGAATCTAAAAGTATTATGGATCGATCAAGAGTTGGAATCCTCGCTGGTAAAGTCAAATTAAAAAGGTAATAACCCATGGGCAAATTTCTAACATATCTTAAAGATATGATGTCAGAAAATGGCAATCCATCAACTAAGCGTATGATTGCTGTTGTTGCTACTATTCTTATTGCTATCGGTTTTATCGCGAATCTATTCTGGTCCTTCACAATTGAAGAGTTTATCTTCAACGGTGTAATGTATATTGTCATCGGTACTCTTGGTATTACTGGCGTAGAGAAGTTCGCTCCGAAGAAACCAACTAAGAAATCCGACGAAGAAGAATAAGGAATTAAATATGTTTGGTATGATCCCTCTCCCGTATAAATTATTAGCAGCAGCAGCACTCATTCTTGGAGTGTTTGTATATGGATATATGAAGGGATCTGCATATGCCGAAGCAGAACTTCAAAGATTCGCTGCAAAAAAGAGTGAACAGATTGCTGTCCTCGAAAAGAAAAATGCCGAAATCTCTGGTAAAGTTATTACCGAGTATGTTGATAGAACTAATATAATCAAGGAAAAAGAATATGTATACCGCGATATCGCTACGAACGTTGTCCCTGCTCAGTTTGAGTTGTCTAATGGTTGGGTGTTCCTCCACGACACTAGTGCCACATCCAGTGATGCCGACCCCACCAGAAGTTCTGATGCGAGCCCCTCAGGAATTAAAGACAATGAAGCCCTCCTCACCATCTTCAACAACTACTCCAGATGCGAGCAAAACGCCCAGCAACTGATCTCGCTACAAAAGTGGATTTCTGACAACAAGACAGCAATCGATGAGATGGCAAAGAAAGAGAAGAAAAAGAAGTAATGGCGTATAATCTTTTCCCAACATCAGAGCAAGATATTGATTCGGCTCTGAAAGGTCCAAAGCACACCCAAGTGTATCGCGATAATTGTAAAGCAGTATTTAATTTTCTGCGTAAAAAATATCCGAAGATCGATACTCCGATTAATATCGATCCCGCTGTACCTAAAATAAATGTCGTCCGTGCTATAAAAGGTTCTCTTACCGAGCAGCAAATCTTAACTCAGTCTGGAGTTAAGCAACCATTTAAAGTAAAATTTGGAGACGGTTCCTCTGGCAACAGAGGTGCTAAAAATCGCGGCAATGCTTTCGAAGATCAATTTACCCAAGCATTAACCGACTGGCGCAGTGATCCCGAGTCTGCTGGTATGGATAGAATGATCCTAGAAGCCATCCAAGGTCTAGATAAA